GGCTTCACACGCACAAAATCTTCAAGCCCAAGCCCTGTTTTTATGTATTCAGGCTTTTCTCCTTTTCGATGCGTTTTCAGAAAGTCTACAAGCATCTCCGGCATCGTACGTATCTTTACGCGCCCCCCGCCTATGGTAAGGCGCGCAATATCTCCGGCACGCTCTGCAATTTCCTGTGTGGACAGTTTCCCGGTTGCAATTTCAAGCGCGATTGTAGCCGCTTTCATCTGCACCGCTTTTTCCTTTACGTGTGCTATATAGATTTCACAGCCGGATAAACTCGGCACTGTGTCGGCGCAGGATACCAGCAGCTCCGCGTGTGGCAGTCTCGACACTGTGACCGCATCCGCACGACCGTACTTTTTCCATACCTCACGAAGCTCACGAAAAGCATCCCCTAAATCCAAATCCGTGAAATCGTCTTCAGAAAGCCGCGTTAAAACCAGGGCAGCGCATTTATCATCACGTACCGCACACCCAAGCACGGCCCGTTCATCGTTTGTACTTGTCGTAATACTTGATGCCGTCATTCTTCTGTTTCACCTCCATCTCGTCCTCCCATCTGCGCTGATTCAGCCATGTAGATGGATGCGGGATATATTGGCCATTGTCCCGCTGCCATTGCTCCGACTTCTTTTGCACCTCGATGGCTTTGACCATGGTATCAATAAGCGCTTCGTCCGGCTCCAGCTTTTTGAACGCTTTAACTGCATTTGCCTTTGCCGTATGTCTCGGGTATGCATTCCAAAACCGTTCGAAATCCCCTTTAGGGGATATAGGGGTATTACTCTTCTCTCCTTTACTTTGTTTTGAAATGTCAGCATTTTTTTCGAAAATGTTTACATTTTTTCGCTTTATGTCAACATCCTTGCAAATTTGGGTAACGTTAACTAAGAGTATGCTTTCATCGACTTCGAGAACTTTACGGCGGCTGACGGCCTCGAAATACCTTTTCTGTATCCCTCGCGAGGTCAATACATGGTATTTGTCATATTTCTCTTTGTCGAACATACCCCGTCTGACAGAAGCCTCAATAATTTCGGAAACGACGCCCCCACCCAGCCCGACCTTTCGGGCGAACAAAAGCGCAACCTCCTCTGTCCATTCAATGTAGTAACCCGCCTTGCCGTATATCTCTTGCAGCAAGTGAACGACTACACCAAATCCTGTCAAGCCAAACTCTGCTTCTATCAGTTCCATTTTGGCATCCATGCTGACATCAAGCGGAAAGTAATCTATCCCGCTTTTTATCATCTTCTG